TCCCCACGCAACATGGCTTACATTCCGTTCTACCTCATACATCAATCAGTGCTACCGAAACGGAAAAGCCCTCACACTGATAGGATGAACTCGCAGAGTGCACCTGCAAGTCACCAAGATGGCTGGCGAGGATGGGATCGAACCATCGACAGGCTGATTAACAGTCAGCTGATCTACCTCTGATCTACTCGCCAAAAACTGGGTCCGCAGGACGGACTCGAACCGCCAACAACTGGTTTTGGAGACCAGGATTCTACCAATTGAACTACTGCGGAACAATCACAAATTGGTGAGACCACAGGGACTCGAACCCTGAACTTACTGGTTAAAAGCCAGTTACTCTACCATTGAGTTATGGTCTCAAAATGGTGGGTCCGCTGAGATTCGAACTCAGAACAACTGGGTAAGAGCCAGTTATGATACGCTATTTCACCACAAACCCATAATAAATTCGTCACCGTTGACTCTATACCATTGAAAAACACGGTGCCATCTGTCTCAGCCGCATTACCTATCACCCCATGCTCGGATCAATCGATAAGCATTCTACTGATAATTCAATGTTTAATTTGGTGAACCCAAGGGAATTCGAATCCCTATTCCAGCCGTGAAAGGGCTGTGTCCTGACCGTTAGACGATGGGTCCATGGTGCCTTCAGAGAGACTCGAACTCCCAACCTACTGATTACAAATCAGTTGCACTACCAGTTGTGCTATGAAGGCGAAATCTTTGACAACTGCCCCAACTCCCGCAGATGTCGGTGGCTTCCCACGCAAGAATATGCGCTTCGAAACCTTACCCAGAAATTCTTTTTTAAACAGCAAGAGCAATCGCGAAGGACGCTCAACTCATACAGTCATTATACCGTACAAGTCTCAACAAGTAAACTTTAAAAACTCTTTACAAATCAGCAACTTAAAAAAGATCGCTGTTTTCGGTGCGGGAGGGAAAATTCATAGGCACCTTGGGATATCTAATCCTACCTCAAGAAGATGAGGGCGTCGCGAATCACGCAGAGAGATTATATAGCAAACTTCTATCAAATTGATCGAATAATTTTTACTAATGTGAATGTCTGCCAAAAAACAATGCCAACACACAGCCACCCAAGTATGGTTCCACGTTGAGTGATTGCACCAAAGACAGTCGCCGCAAGTAACATGATGTCAAAAGATAGAGCGATCAAAAAATCACGCATATTCTACAACTTTATCCAGTCGTTTCATCGGGAAAGCACACTTGCCCTCCTTGCGCATCTTAGACTGATATTCTACCGTACAATCGAAACAGATGTCAAGTAATTTGTTATTCTTGATTTCTTGAATCTCAGTCTTATAAATCTTCCACTGGTATTCAGTGAAGCACTGCGGTTTAACAATTTCTGTTTTCATTTACTTACCTATTCATCACTTGGTTATTCATCAATGTTCGAAGAAGTTCGAAAGTCTTTTTGTCATTGATAGAAAGATCAACAACAAACTGAGCCAAATCAATTCGCTTGATCAACTCTAATCCTTGAATAAAATCTTTATCATACTGATCTTGCATTTCCCAATCAAAGTGTGTCATGCTTTGTTACTCCATCCAAAGTCTTTGCGTGTTCTCGAATCAATTGCTCGAATGAACGAAAGAGTTTATCAAACTTGGCTTCATAGAGTGCCTCCATGCCCATCAGCATATTCGCAATCTTATCTTCGCGACCTTCCTCAAGTGGAGCATCCTCCAGATACTCACTCACAGTTCGAATATCAGTTGTGACATTCCAGCATTCCATAATCTGCTGCTCGAACTCGAATCGATCAAACTTTACTCGAATCTTGCCATCTTCATCAAAGTATGCTTCACGCATTTTTGTTTTCCTCATCGAAATCAAACCACTCACAAATTTCACTCAATATTGCAACTTCAATCGCATTGCGAATTGATTCTGGATCTGGACTTTCATCATGCTTATGTGCACGATTCCATCCCAGCATCACCCCATTCTCAACGCACTGCGCAATCAGATTGTACTCTTTGGCTTTCATGTTCGCTCCCATGCATATTCACAATCAGGACATTTCCAAGCCACAGTTCGGTCTTGATCGCGATCATAAAGTGCAATTGCTCGACCAAACTTTCCTTTTTCTCGAGTTGCACCATACACTTCAGCGGCTTTATCTGCTTTTTCTTCGTTTCCAGTTTTCTGGAAGAAGTGTTCCCAAATAGAACCACCATCAAGATCTGCATTGCAGTTTGGACAATGACCGTGTTCGTTTTTCATACTTTCAATCCCCAATTCACACTCAGCCAGTCAGTATCTTCTGGCATCATTTGTATATTTTCTTCACCGAGTGTTTTTTGCCACTCAGTATACTTGCTGAAAGTCAGTGTGCTCCAGCGATATGAATTTTTGCCGCAAAGATAGACGCTGCCACTCTGACCATAGACAAGCCAGTGTGTTCCATCATCTTCCATCTTGGTGATGCCGCTGTTCAATCTCCAAGCATCAGATTGAGCATATCCACCGATCCATCCAGAAAGCAGACGATAGAAAATAGCATTGTCATCTTTGATGCTCACAATTCGAAGAACGACCCAAGTGTCTGGTGTGTATTCACTCACTTCACATCCACCCTCTCACCAAGCAATGCAACCAACTGATCAAAATCACCCTCAACATCAAGATCATTGACCACTAGGCTAACAGTGCCTACTTGTGTGCGAACCATTTTGATTTCACTTTCACGAATAGCATACATGCGTGGACTAGCAGCACCGCGAAATGAGTTTCCTGCACTTCGTGGACTTTCAGTGAATACGAATATTCTTTCCATCACTTGACTCCAAAATGCTTTCTAATGATATACCCAGCGAGATATTTTGTATCTTCGTCATAATAATCCTCGACAAGACCAGCACACTCTTGAATGATAGACTCAGCGAAATTTCTCAGAACATCTTCCTTAGATTCAATTCTACCAAATACCATGTAATCGGTAAGTCCAGCCTGTTCAGCAAGTTGTTTGATTCGTTCGTTCATCATGTCATGTTCCTCCCAATCTCTGCTGCGGCTCGCACAATGGCTCGGCGGGTGGCGGCGTAGGGGTCAAGGTTCTTGTTGTTTTCACCAATTCCCAAGCACCTTGCATAGTTGTATGCAAATGCAGCACTGGCGTCCCTCCGATACTCCACGACAATCTCCAGTTTCACCGCCAATCGCAACGCATCGCCGTCGTCGTCGAGTGGGTTCCAGTCTGGTATCCAGTCCGAATGGTGCCGCTCTCCTTCCCACACGGATGCCCCGCCATCAACATAGTGAGTGTCAATGGTCATCCCCGCCGCCTTCGCAGCAAGTTCAAGTAGTTCGTTCATCACACCACCCGATAAGTTTGTGCAGTCTCACGAACCCAAAAGACAATGTTGTCTGCTTCATCATCCCACTTCGTGTTCGGTGCATGTTCTGCAAGAATCTGTTCAGTTGTTTGCAGTCCACCCAAATACGATTCACCGAAAGACGCAAGACGTTCTTGATAGTCCTCTTCCTCTTCAGCGTCCCAACCAAACTCTGCTTCAAAGGCATCGCAGTGGTCGCAGGATCCGTATGAACCTTGCACCCAGCCACGCTCACCCTTGTAGTCAACAAGGGCAACCCATGAGCCTTGCCAGTCACCAAAGTTCTCAAACGCAATCAGATTTGCGCCAGCAGCCATCAATGCACTTTGATATGACATTACGAAAAATTCCTTGAACTGAAACTGTAACCTTCAGGATCATCCCAATCCCATTCAGGATTGAACCAACCCTCCTTGCGACCTTCTTCGTTGTGCACTAAATTTTTGTGACCATCTTTAGGTCGAACATAATTTGGTGCCTTCTCGGTCTCAATATACTCTACAAACCAATCATAGTCAATGAGTTCATTATACTCATCGTAAATCTTTTTGTCTCTCAGATGTTCCTTCCACTTTTGCCAAGAGGTCAGACCATCATACTTGTACCCTTGAAAGGAGAATGCCCAGCCCCAAGAAGATTTTCCGATATGATACTTCTCATCATAACGCTTGCAGCATTCGCAAACATTCTCAACAACATAATAGTTGGTGCCCATCACAAATCTCCAATACGCTGGTAGACTTCAAAACCAAACACTTGAACAACAAGAGCATACTTGTTGTCTTCGTACCACTCATACTCACGAACAAGCACAACAGGAAACTCATTGATCACGATTGAAAAGTAGTCATGCCAACGAAAATGGTTAAACTCATTGTAATTTTGCAATCGAAATTTCATTACTTTTCTCCCAAACATTCCTTGACTTGCTTCACCTTCAGCCCACATCGCTTGGCAATATCATTTAACTTCATGCCATGTTCAATGCGAAGGTGTTTGACCATCAGCACAAGAGCCAAACTTTTAGCCTCTTTTGCGTCGGAAATTGCATGCCATGATGAATTCTGCAGATTATAAAGTTGGGCTTCGTTCATATCTCAAGTCCCAGTTTGTTTAACACTTGTTCATAGCAATTATCGCATAATGCATACGCAGTGTCAATTGTCATTTTGGGTGTGAGATGCGTCAATCTGCTGTCAAAATTGCCGCTGTGATGTCTGCCGTTCTTATCAGTTAGAACCAACTCACATTCCCAGCAAATTGTTTTAAATTCCATCACAAATCTCCAAAATTTGGTTTTTCACTCCACAATGCGGACAATATAATTCCTTCGGCTTCCAATCATCGCTGCTTGCAATGCTCCACCAATTGCGGCAAGAGTCGCAAACAAAGTGCCAAATTGTCTCTTTAGAAACTCGCATCAGAGAACACCAAGTCGCTTCCTCTCAGCATCAAGCATCTCGCGAGTGAAGTTTTCTGTTCCCCATGACTCACCACTGAAGTAATGCTTTGACCAAACTTCATACAACTCATTATGTTCAGCAGAAGTATTGGCAACTTCTCTAATTCTAGCGTTGGCGGATTCACCTGCTCGCCAAACTCGATTGTCGTCTGACATGTTATAATACCAGTCAAACTTCCGCAACATATCATCAAACTCTTTCAGATTCATAACTCACTTTCCAGTTCCACCACAAGCATAACAAACATACAGGCAACCAGTTTCTTCTTCAATGCCATGATCGCCAAAGCCATCGCAACTTTCGCAATAGTCAGGCACCTTTCCTAGAGACTGAACATACTCGGAGCATTCGTTGTCGTCCATCACGCAACCTTCTTCGCTACAGCACCCACATGCTTGCAGTCCTTGCGGAACTCAAAGCCAGTACAGGTGCAACTAAACTTACCATTCACACGCTCAACAATATAAACTCGTTTGCCGTCAGTGCTCTTGACCTTCCATGCCTTTGTGTCAGTCGCAACTTGCTGCGCACCACCAACAATGTATTCAATCTTCACAACATGCTGTGACTTCGCATTATACTCACTGACAGGATGATCTGGATCGCCAGTCTTGACTGCAAAGTTAAATGGATTCTTGAAGATTGATTCTACAACAATGCCTTCGCGAGTGTATGTGACATAATTGTCATCCTTTCCGCGATATGCATAGGTGTTCGGATAAATCGTCGTCACACGAACACGCGAACCAACCTTTGGTACTGCAACTGACATTAAGCACCAGTCCAACGATGATTGTTATAAGAACTCACTTCAAGCACATTGCCACGCGCGAAATTCTTCGCGGGAGCAGCCCAAGAAGCAGCCTTCAGAATGTCACCAAACTGAAACTTGCCATGCGGCTGAATGCAGATGAAACTATGCACAGAAGTCGAACCCCATGAAGACTTTACAACCTTCATAAACTTGCGACCACGTTCAAACGTCACGCCAAATTTACCATTGCTGGCGGCATCCTTGTTCCAGCGATTGTAGTCCTTGGTCAGATGATCAGCGTACATTGTCAACGCAATATCCAAATCATGTTCAGGCATCATATTAATATCCCACCTTCAGTGAACCAGAAAGATAACCATAGCGAACACCAAGATTGAACTCCAGATACTCAGTATCGCCATTGGTGTCATACGCATCGTGGAGATGTCGAATCGCATCTTCGCGAGTGCAGCCAGTGACTGTCGACATCATGAACCGAATGCGGTCTTCAACATCGTGCTCAGCCTCAATCTGCATCTCACGCTCTTGCTCAGCCTCACGATCAGCAGTGTCGAGCAGATCGTCCCAGATACGCTGCTTGTTGTCATCATTAGAACTATCCCAGACAGACCAGAAATCGCTCTTGGGTCGAAACCCATAAGCATCCTTGTGAAGATCCGAGACAATCGTTTCGTCGAATGTATAATTACTTTCCATACGACTATTATCGCACAGAACACATGTTTTTACAATGGGGGAAAGTTGAATAAAATCAACAACTTACGAGATCAGCGATTCTCGTCAAATTCTGGGTCGTAGAACCAGTCTTCTTCGGGGTCAGACAGATTGTCATCTGCGAATTCCGCATTTGGATTGAACTTCCATCGCGCTTCGTCCTTTAATCGACGCTGCTTCAATCCCTCACTGTTCCGATTATATTGCTTGCTCTCGCGGAACTCATAATTCTTTTTCTTAGCCATGTTACTTACTCAAACGCTCCTCTTTCAGTTTATTACAAAAGATCTTATACAGACCCAACTCACGTCCATATGCTTCAATTTCCCATGGTGAATCAAAATATTTCTCTTCATCCATGTAGTGCGAGGCATCGAACACCAAACCTTTGTAGCGAACATCACCACTCTTATAATCAAACAACTCATTGTTCAGATATTGCTTCACGTGAGTCAACTCATGACCCAAATCAATGAGCAACTGTTTCAAACGAGTGACTGGTTTCTTTCCAAGTTTGTTGATGCGCTTGTAATTTAGAACAACAGTGAACTTCTTGTTGCCTTCATCATCAAGACCATCATAGGTGCACCATGCCTTGTACTTCTTCAAATCAAGAAGATCAGCAGCGTCTCGAATTTCATCTTCTCCGAGAACTCGGATTGTGATTTTGGATTTCTTTTGTACGCATGGACGAACCATGCGATTGAGGACGAATTTAGAATACTTCCGAATCATGACTGAATCGGACTTCTTGAGATAATTGCTAACTACCGCAACCATGTTATTCCACTCGGAGTAAGATTGTATCCTTGTTGATTCGACCGTTCAGTTCCACAGGCTTCGAATTAATCTCGCCCATCACCTTACGCAGTACAACCTTTCCACCATCGAGAACCCGAGATAGAACGTCCTTCGGCTTTCGGAGAGTTTTACTCACCGACTCGCTGTATTTATAATTTTCGATGCTGGATCCCTTAACTGCAAGACCAGCGTCGTCTTTTGCGGTATAGACACCCAGTTTCCGAGTCTTGGTGTTGTAAACCCAGAGTTGCTGGGCTCCCATGATCCGAACAGGATCGATCGAGACGAGTTTATTCTCGGTGTCGTCTTTCTTGAACTTGAGATTCTTGACCTTTTTCTCAAATGAGACAGGCTTCTTCTTGCGTGGCTTTCGAGCCGCACTCTTGTTAGATGCCAACTTTTCAGCGTCTGTTGCGACGAGTCCGAAGAATTTTGCACCTTCGATCATCTCCTTACGAGGACGAGGATACGATTCTTTCACATACTCATCCTTGGACTCGATAATCGCAATCCAGTCAGCCGTTCGCTGCTTGAAGTATTCTGAAATCTTCGAAGCATGCATCGGCTTCACTTCATTCTCGACCATCCAGGTGTATGGTACAAATTCTTCTCCACTTTGCTCATGCCAAATGTCGTCGAACTTGGCTTCAAGTTCCATGATGAAATAGTCGACTTTGGATTGGACTCGCTCTTGGATTGAGATGACGTTGCTGGTATCGGTAATGACTGGCGCAGCAAGATTTTTCTCTGCGACGATAGTGTTGAGTCGATCTCGAAACCCATTCATGCGCTCCTTGAAGTTAGCGAACACAGTGTCAGGAACCCACGCACCTCGAGAGAGGCATCGCGCAAGCCATCCGTCTACAATGTTCCAAGAGAGATTGAGATGTGGGACTGCTTGCTGCTGCAATGCAGTGATCTCATTGTTCTTGACAAGATACTCAATCAGATACTTGCGAGCATCTTTAGAGTCTTTGTGCTGATTGTACCACTGAAAAGCATGAATCAGATCATACTGTTTGCATGGTTCAGTGCGCTTTTCCCAACTCGGCTCGGGAACAACCTTTGGAATAAACTTTGCCATATTAATATTCTGCCTTAACAAGAGAAAAAAGGCAAGGGGAAAATCCCCTTGCCCATCAACAACTTACTTATTCAGTGATAATATCAGTGGTCTCACAACCGTCGCTGTCGGTGGTAATTTCCTCAACCCAGCGTGTCTTTTCTTGCTCGCGGTATAGGTTGAGTGCCTTCGCTCGGCTCTTGGTTGTGAGAATTTGTTTATTCCCTCTGACTCGCGCTCCTGTAATTGGGTGGTTGACTATGGCGTTTTCGTAAACTTCGTAATAAGTTTTCATACTCTTCCATTATAGTATAAAACTTGGAAATTGTCAATCTAAAAAAACTTTAATAAAATCAACAACTTACGAGAGGAAAGAAAAAGGGGACTTTCGTCCCCCCTTTCTTGCTCTAATTTTTATGTGTATTAGAACGCAAATACAAGATCAAGCATTGCTCTCTTGTAATCGACTGGGCGTACACCAACCTCTACATCGTAGAGACTTGCACGAACAAGCACACCATCAGCAACGCCATAGGCTGCGCGAATGGCTGTACCGTCATGTAGTGCTGCTTCGCCACCGAAATCACTATCAGTCCATACAACTGAAAGTGCATTTGCTTCGGCGTCTTGCTTCAATACGCTGACTTCCCAATCACCTGCTTTCTTGGCATTTCCAAAGGTAACGCCATAAGCAGTTGCTGTATCATTATTTTTGGCTTCATCATTTGTGAGACGTTCAACAAAAAACTTTACTGGAACACCAGCAACTTCTTTTGCCGCAGAAGCACCGAGCAATAGTTGATCATGCTTCAAAGTAGCACCAACCACTGAAACGAGTTCCTGCTTTAACATCGCACCATGAGCAACAACATCAAGACCCATCAAATTCTTTTTGAGTCCGACTTGTACGCCAACAAGATCACTATCCTTTGCTGTTACACCCTCGCTCAATTTGAGTTTGAATGCACCACCAAAAAGACCGCTATCATGTTTCACTGCAACTGCTAATCCTTCTGGCTTGATGTCATTGTCAAAGAACAATGCATCAGATGCCCAAGGGCGATTCATTTTGCCAAGTGTTACCTTTGCAAATGGCGCAGCTGCATATTCAACATATGCCAAATTGACAGCAACATTCTTCAATGAATTGCCATCCATATCATTCCACGATGACTTTACTGAACCAGTGCGAAGACCAACAACAACTTTGGTATCAGCATTGACATCAGCAGTAGCCTTTAGATTGACACGAAGACGATCACGTTGTGAATCAGCAGTACCAACTTCAAGATCATCGTAACGATAACCAAAGTCTCCGCTGAGTTTCACATCAGCTGCTTGCGCAACTGAGAACATTGCACTCAAAATAACAGATGCTAGAATTGCTTTACGCATATTATATACTCCTTGTTATACCGCAAAATTACGGCTTAAAGTTTTTCATGACTTTAACATCATTTCTTGTTTTAACAAGATCTGACTTGTCAAGAGAAACTAGACCACGATCAGAAAGATAACCTTCCTCACCAATGGCTTTGTCACTCACGTACTCGTTCGCAAATTCTTTTAGACCAGGAATCACACCAATGTGCTGCTTCTTGATATAAACAAAAAGTGGACGAGCCGCTGTATATTTAGCGGAGGAGATTGTTTCGAAGGATGGAGCAATGCCATCAATTTTCAGCCCTTTTAGTTTATCTGTGTTCTCTTCCAAGAATGAGTAACCAAAAATACCAAGAGCATTTTTGTTTGCTGCTAATTTTTGAGCAATCAAATTATCATTCTCACCTGCTTCAACAAAAGCACCATCTTCGCGAATTGCGTGACATGCTTTCTTGTTTTCTAAATCACAACCTGCTTCCATGAATAGTTCTAGGAAACTATCGCGTGTACCAGAAGTTGGTGGTGGACCAAGAACTTCAATTTTTGTTGCTGGCAAAGATGCATCGACATCTTTCCATGTTTTGTTTGGATTGGCAACCATCTGTCCATTGACTGGAATTGTTTTGGCAAGTGCGAGATATACTTGCTTCTTTGTCAATGCTGATAATGCACCTGCTTTATTTTCGGCAATGGTCAATCCATCGAAACCAATTTTGATTTCAAGAATATCTGTTACGCCATTCTTTGCGCATGTTTCAAATTCTGACTTCTTCATTGCACGTGATGCATTGGCAACGTCTGGGTGTTGTGGACCGATTCCGTTACAGAATAACTTGATACCACCACCAGTGCCTGTTGATTCGACTTTTGGTGTTTTAAACTTACCAGCACGACCGAATTGTTCGGCAACTGCTGCTGTAAATGGATATACTGTTGATGAACCAACTACTGTGATTTGATCACGCGCTGCTTGAGCGTTGGCAAGATGAGAAACTAAAAGTATAGTTGCTGCGAATAGAATTGCGAGTTTAGATTTCATGGACTGACTCCTTTAGGTTAGGAGTCAGTATATAGACGTAGATCGTTTCGAAATTGTTTCTTATTCTACCAAGATGCCATATTTTTTGGTAGAATTTTGATATTTTTAAATCGCTGCGCAACAAAGTGAAAACTAATCTGGCATTGTGGTCCACACTTTAGAATGTGATCATACCACATATCATTTATATTGATTATGTCTGGATGACGCATGTTTCTTAATATCAATCCAGTCGCAAAATATCTTTTTGTTTCGAGTTTATATCCCAGATTAACTTGTTCGTTGATATACTGAATGGTTCTTTCCCACTCTCTTCTGTATCTCCACTGATACATACACTCAATCAAATCAAACAAAACATTAAACTTTTCTTCTACTTTAGGCGAAGATCGATGAATTCTCATTCCGATTGGTGAATTCATCGCTTCCATCGTTTCAATTGTGTCCTCAATTCGATTTAAATCGAATGTTAATTTATCATCAACGTACAAAAGATAATCGTATTGCTGTAGTTCTGGAAAGATATGCGGTTTTGCTTTTGCAACTTTTGCTTGTTGGGCAGAATAGGTTGCATCTGAATGAACTGGAGCGTCTAAGTAAATTGACTTCCAGTTAAAACTATCAGTAACCGAAAAAACATGTTTATTGTTTGAAATGAAATAGTGTGGAATGGTTTGATCAATTGGAACTGACTTCCAAGTTATTCTCTCAACTTCACCACAATATGTTGTATACACTGCAAATTTCATATAAAGTCTCGGTTCATCTATCGTCACGCATTGCGCACTGCGTCCTAGATTCCTCTTTTACAAAGACAGCCATCGCTATGCGACAAACTCTACACCGAAAGGTTGAGCGGCTGGTGTGTTATTTATACAATCAGCCAACTGAAATAGACTTAACACTACCAACTCTGAACGAACGCCAACCACTCACCTCTGTATCCCAAACAGAGATATTGGTGTCTCCTCCGCGATTTTCTTGTAGAAGCATTTGTCCACTGCCAGCATTTGGAACATACTCTCCCAAAAGAGTGCATTTCATTGTTCGCTCGGTTCCGTCAACTTTGGTAAACGTTACAGTGACAACATTTGTTTTAAGTAGTTCAATTAGATTTTCTTTTGTGAAGATCATATTACACCTGCGCTAAAATTGTTTTAAGGGATTTGTCTGGTAATTGCCAATTGTTAAAAATTGCTCTAATCATGCCTTTGATAGTTTTCTTTGGCACACATCCTTCTTTTACCATAAGTCCATTATATCCTGCCTTTGAATAGTTGTCAATAAAAAATTTAACGTCGCCTACACAAGCCTTCATAAACTCAATTGATTCTGGCGAACCATCGGCTTTGAAAGTTAAAATAATGTATTTGTGTATGCCAAGATCTTCATTTGCATACGGTGTTATTTTGTCACTGAATCTATAGAGTGTTGTTTCAACTTCACTATATTTTTCTTCTTGAACAACAACACCCCAAATCGCTCCGTCTATGTCGTCCAAATTCATTTGTTTTAATCCTTGATGTAATACCAACCTGTTGCAATATACTTCGGATATGTGTATACAGTCAAGCCTCGATGTAAATGAGTCATTGCTGCTGGGAAAATACAAATTGTACCAACCGTTGGTTGCACCTTTACATGTTGATACATAAATTCTGTTTCAGCTTCACTTTGTGGCATATCATTTAAATACACAGTCCAAACCAATTCTCTGTCGTGCGAGTCACCATCTGCGCATTGTTCATGATGCCAAACATGGTATCCACCATAAGGCAATGTTTTTTGAATTTTTATGCAATTTCTATGAGTTAGATACTGGCTTTTAATATGACCGAATTCCTCACCATATTGAATTGCACATGAGTCGATTGCTGCACCAATCATCTTTACAAGTTCATGCTCGTTGTATTCTGGTGACTGTAAAAATATTGCTTGATCTTTTCTTGCCATAGAATTATTCCACTTGTTATCGTACACCAAGCGACTCAATTCTTTGTTGTTAGCGTGCATTTCAAATCGGTCAATAATATCATCACAAGTTGATTTGGGAAGAAAGTTTTTCCATGTACGAATAAAAGTTTCCATCAAACGATCTCCTCACTTTTCTCAAACATATATCTTGCAATATACCAAGCATCAACAATGTCAGTTGTCGGAGACCCTAGTTTTGTAGTTGGTGAGATAATGGTGTGTAAATCAACAAAAGTGTCTCTCACAAAAGCATCATACATCTTCTCTTTTGTTGCATTTCCTTTGCCTGTTGCAAATTTCTTCACAACTGTTGGTGGAACAGTAAAAAATCTATAACCATTTTTGTAAAGAAGATATTTGAGTAATCCACAATTTTCAGCAAGATTAAAGACCTTCCCCTTTGATCCAAAAGAATAATCTTCAATCATGATGACTAAATTGTTCTTATCTAAACTTGAGAGAATCGTCAAAACCCAAGAAGCAATATTTTCATATCTTTCTTGATCTGTTAGGTAT